TCTGGAGCGGGCATTAGTGAAGTACTGGTTAGAGGAACCTTCACTCAGATCATCTGTATCATTTCCGGCTAAATCTATTCCATCAGTTGAGGTATTGACCTCTTCAAAGAGACCAGAATTTAAGCAAATTGTCTTTCTATATGCCATAATATTACGCTAATAAGATCGGTGGTTCCAATTGAATGGCAAACTCTGTAGTTGAAGTGGCTTCACCGACTCTGACTACATAATTACCTGAAGCAGTAGGTGCAGTCGTGGTGATCGCTCCTGCACTTGCCGCAGAGAGGAAGTAGTGATCACCAGCATTAAGACCCGTCATCGCTTCCACGCCAGTCACCAGGACTTTCACTTCCTCACCTGAAGCCTTGGTTGTGTCTGCAATCCCGACTACATAGGCCTTATCAAGAGTGTCGTTTGCAATAGCTTTACCTACCTGTCCGTCGCTCTGACGCATATAGAGAGCGTCACCCTGATCGACTGCTTCAAAAGTTGTAGCATCAAAGCCGACCCTGAAAGGAACAAAAGTTGGGAAACCGTCTTTAAGATCAATCAGCGCGTCGACGAGGCCACGGTAGTTCGGCGCATAAGGTGCTCGAGTCATCGTGAAACCATGTCCAGTCATCAGGTCAACAAGTACCTGTAGAGCTCCTTCTATATTGGGCTCGTAGGCAACTGCCATATGACCATATACTTTTTCATTATTCTAAATTGTTGAACCCTTTAGAATAAAGAGATGGGATTTATGCCGTGACTCCAGAAATAATTACAGCTGCAATTACTGGAGGTATCGGTGCATTTACCGGTCTCTCGCGTGCTCTTAATGGGTTCAGCAAAAAACTAGATCGCCGCTTCGAGAGAATAGAAGACGACATCGATATGCTCCACGATCGACTCGCGAGAGAGTACGTATTGAAAGAAGACTTTCTACGTGAGATGGAAGCCGTTCACAATAAACTCGATCGAATTCTCGATCACCTTTTGAAGTCTTAGACTGCTGTCCAGGCTGAACCGTTCCAAATAAACAGTCCAGGAATCGCAGTGTCGTAGTGGAGCTGACCGTCCTCGGGACTCGTCGGCTTACCTGAGCTGACAGACGCCACTGCTTTTGGAATCTGGAAAGCACTACCGTCGTGGATCTTAAGAATATGGGTGCTCGAGGTGTCGAGCCAGTTCTCTCCTTTACAGAAGGATCCGAATCCTGCAGAAGGGGTGTTTGGCTGGCTGGAGCCTACAAAGGTCGGGCCTGCTTTGATGAGGCCGGTAGACGGTGAAGCCGTATCATCCTTAAAATAAAGCCCGGGATCGCCCGCATTGAAGTTGATGCAAAGCTCTGCCTCACCGATTCGTGCTGGTGTCGGACGATCATGTAAAACTTTTGATCGACGGCTTAAGATCTGGATCGTCATGATTAATTATTGATATAGAGGCCAGAATCAACCAAGATTGGCTGAGGTAAGAAGGGAGAATATGTTCGACAGTCTAGTTCACTTGAAGTACCGACTGAAACAGGCTTACCGTTGACATAAGTGCCTCCGTCAATCTCACCAAACTGGAAATCGCTGGTGTAATCAGTCAGAGGCTGATCCAGCATGCCGATTTTGGTGTCCTGAATGATATCTGGATCAATATTGAACAATTTATTCATCATTTGCAGCATATTCATCGTCGAATTCACTGTTCTGCCGCTTCTATCCACTTCGCCTGCTTCATTCCGACGGATAGTGTCGGTCATCATCATACTGACTAAATTATCGTCAAAATTACCCACCTGAGCAGGCTGATTTCGGTCGCCGCTAATTTCTTTTGCACCTGACCAGGGCATTCCGTAGCTCATCATCGACATTCTTTCAGCCTGCATACGGATGCGGTCGTTTTCTTTTTCAAGCTTGTCGTAAAAACGCTCTAAAGCCACACCTAGAGGCTGATCATTAGGCTCGAGCAACCAACTGCCTACATATTCATGGTTTTTAAGGTTTCTCACCACGCAATAGCCGAGAGTCGTGTTGCTAAAAGGATAAACAATCTTGAAATTATCTTTATCTACAACTTCTGAGACCGTATATTCACCGTCAATCGCACTTCCGCTCGTAAAATCAAGCCGAATTCTTGTATTTACACCGAGACGATGGTCCGTGGCTGTCACTGTGATGTTTGGGCCACCGTCTTGACTGTAAAGAGCCGATAAATTAATGGGTTCATTGCCTTCATCGTGGACAATTGACCACATCGCAGCATAAATATGCTTGCACCACCGCGTTTGGTAGTACATGAGGTTCGGATATGAGAACTCACTGCCGTCCTCATACGTCGGAAGGTTGTAGAAGTTATTTACAGCTACATATCCAAAGTCACTGTAAACACCAACATCATCACGGGTGTCAATTAGATCGCCTTCGCGGTCGATTCGCTGTCCTGGCTTGACACTCTTCAGTTGAGTGACAGGAAACTTACGTTTCTGCGCCTCCGAGTATAGATTAAAGTTGTCACGACGCATGAAGTCTTGACAACTACACTGATAACGGACCTCAGTCGTCAGATATCTGTCAACTTTGAATCCGCGATGCGCTGGAGTGACCGTCGTAGGTTTATTGTCGATGACCTTTTCGCCATAACTATCGTCGCGCTGAAATAAAATCTCATTTGTATCTTTGTCCGTACCCGTGACTGTGTAACCTACGTAGTCTTCATAGTCATAACCACGGATTCTTCTGTTAACCACAGCTGTCCCAGCTGTGGTGCCCGCCGCAACTGAAGTCACAGTGAACTGAGTGGCGCTAGTAACAGTCACATCGTATAGACCAGGTATCGCAGTCCCTGATGTAAACACCAAAAGAACTTCATTACCTGTTGCCAGCCCGTGTGCGGCCGTACAGTTGACCGTAATTGTGGTTAGTGACTGGGAATAAGTCGAAAAGATCCCAGGATCACGCTCGATTACACGGTCAGCAAGACGCTCGCCGGCAAAAAAGTTGACGGGTGTAGGGATAAAACGTATTTGAACACGCATTTGCTCCCAATTAAGGTCACTAAAAGTAGTTTCTTTGCGGTAAACAACGTTTCCACTTGTCGTAACAGATGCCGCAGCGGTACAGGTGAATGTATTTTGCGTAGTTCCAGTAATTGCAAGCGTCGCATCAACACCTGAACCGGTTGTGAAATCTAAAAAGACATCATCACCCGTTTCCAGACCATGGTCGTTCGAAGTAATCGTTATAGTCGTCCCCGATTGCGAGTATGTGCCCGAAACTTCACCCGTCAAATAGCGTACGGCAGTAATTGGCAGACCAAAGTTATAGAAACTAAAGCTATTGGCGTCACGAATCCCCACCATTTGCGTTCCCATCTCAGGCGTAGAGCTCGGAAAGGTGAAAACACGGGCAGGAATGAAAACTCCAGGGAACTGCTGGAATGCTACATACATTCTGAAGTCGCCACGGGTATTACGATCTTTAGAACTCGTACCCATGTATGTCTGGGTAATGCTGTAAAGATCGTATCCACGCCGCCAACGTGACCAGAGTGAGTCCCTGTTGTAGAACTTGGTCTCGCTATCGTACTCTTCATTATCAGGCTGAAAATCGTACAGCCTTGATTTGAATTTTATATCTGTGTTCGGCTTAAAGTTTGTCTGTTTCTCAAACTTCTTTGCGTACTTGCCATCAAAGCTTTGGCTTGAAGAACCAAACCCACCAACTTCGAATGGCATAACCTTAAATCAATAGAAGCCGCCTTGAACGCCGACGTAGAAACCGTTGGTCAGAGCCGTAGAACCACTCACAGCTGCATACAAAGCCTGGCCACGCCTGAGCATCAGTCCGCGTTGCTTCGGTGCGATCTGGCTATTCGCACTATCAAAGTTGGCACCAGCCTGGACCACAGGGTGGTTGATCAAAGGAAGGTCGCGATTCAGCGTCAGGCTGTAGCTGAGGTTCTCGTAGGTCGAAGGGACACTTGCAGTGAACACAGGGAAGAACTGGTTCGTGTTGCTGACCGTGCCGACGTTAACAAGGTAGAAGCAGATGTCAGTCGGCAGGTAAGCACTGACGTTACCAGTAATCGTACCTGAAATGCTAGGAATCGTACCCTCAAAGGTAGTTGAGGTGACGGCGCTTACTTCGATCTCCTGGTCAATCGGATCCGTACCTGAGCTACGGCTCGTAATGTCCAAGTAAACCTTCTGCCCGACCTGGAGATTGTGCCCTGCAGTAATCGTGACAGTAATTGTGGTGCCATTAGCTGAGTAAGTTCCAGTGGTGGCAGATTTAGCGTCGATGAACTCAATCGTACGCTTGGAATACGTCAACCAAATCTCATCGATGTAAGCACCTGAGATCGAAGTGTCAGTGCTAGCAGAGTCAACGTCAAACACTTTGGTGGCGTTACCCACAGCAGAAGGGACAAGGCTCGTACCAAAATCCTGTCCAGAGGCAACGGTCAGCAACGTAGAGGTCGTTGCTGGACGGTCCACCATAAGTGGCTGTTTATTTGAACTACTACTTGACACGTCTGACTAGCGAGTTGCGTTAAAAATATTATAGCCGAGTTGGTTTAATCTTTTTTCTTCTTCTCTTCCATGCGCTTACGTGCCTTGGTGACAGCGTCTTTACGCTTCTCCTTATCAGTCTGTTTAGGATCTTTGTCAGAACCTTCTTTCTCTTCTTGCTTTTTCTTGAAATGAGCTAACAGCTCAGGCGGCATTTTTTTACCCATTTTGACGGTAAGTTAAAGGTCTAAATCGCGGATACCCGCACGCAGCTCGTTGCGTAGATCTGCTCCAGGAGCGTACGGTTCTGGCGCAACACCTGGTTGTAATAAGTTTAAATCTAAAACATCTCCCGCCATGCGCGGCTTTCTTGCCGCAACCTTACCGGACTTAGGTTTAGGTCCGGCTGGAATATCGCGACGTCGAAGGCCAAACATGTAGCCAATATTAGTCCGAGGTTTGACCACATCAAAGAGCTGCTACTGTGAAGTCAACCGTCGCAGCCGTTCCGCCAGCCTCACTTACAAACACGGGCCGAATATATTTGACAGGACGTCCAGTCACACTATAAAAATAGTTGCCGTTTGCAGTGATCGTTTGATCTGCGATGATGTCAGCCCAGTCGCTGTTATTCAAACTTCCTTGAAGAGCAACTTTCACGTTGGTATTGATAGCAGCAACTTTCACAAACAGCGTATAGCTTGAAGTGGCGAAATAGTTGTTGACTGCAACCTGCACTTCGCTGCCATTACCAGGGGCAGTCAGCTGTGTGCTGGTATCAAAGATAGTATCTTGAAAATAATTTACGCCTGCCATTGCGCCTGCACGGGTCTTTTATTAAGAATAACAGGGGGAATGCTATCGCTATATGAGCGTGAAACCTCCCTCATGTAAGCAGGGTTATTGAGCTGATACCTAGGATCTTCCTCACCCGTGTATGACACCACGAACTGACATCTATCGTGGTTCTCCTGTTTTGCAGTATTGAAAGGATCGCTGAATCCTGCCGTGCTCATCTGATAGTCGTTGTACATATTCCTGTACAAGACCGGAAATGACTGACTGTATCCAGGAACCTGCGCGAATCGCATCACTCAAAAAACTGAGGAGGGCTCATGGCCTCTGTCAGTGCACTCTGGACATCAACTTTTGAACCACCTAAACCGGGACGCAGTGATCTAAACATCTTTAAAAAGTCAAATGCTTTAGGCTCTGTCTTCTTCTCGGTTTTAGCCTCTTCAACTGGAGGTGGTGCCGTAGGCGGAGTCGCTGTCGGAAGCGATGTAGCACTACCAGCCAATGCACGTTTAGCCGCTTCTTGTGCTTCCGGGAGATACTGTTTGTATGCACCAGAGGTATAGACCGACCAAGCTCCGAGACCTTGGCGATTGCGGATATCTAATGCTGCTTTGGCGTTTACCGTGGGATTCTTGAGCTCTTCGTTGCTTCTCAATCCGTAACGCTGGCGCCTCTCTTCGCCGAGCTTGTATCCAGGCTCATCAAGCATGTTGATCTGAAACAGACCATATGAATCGTCTGGGTATCTTGGATTATGCGCCTTTGGGTTTAAACCTGACTCTGCAGTAGAGATCGCAATCATTGTCGGGATCTCGGACTGCTTGAAACCAGCCTGATTAAGGATTACTGCTAATTGACCTGGAGTTACTCTTGACACGGTTTCAGCGGTGATTGGTTTCGAGAATGAGGCGGGTGCCGACAGCAACATCAGCAGGGCCAGGAAGAGCTTGGATAAACTCGGCACCTTCACGGTTGAACCTATATCTAGCCTGCTCAGGATTCCTGTAGTTTGGTACATATAAATGCAAGGCCAAACGATCAGTCTCGTATAGATAAATCTGAGTCCAAGTCTTCAACGTATCTTTGAAGTCCGTGGTGGCGATCGTACGGTCGACGTCACCAGCAATTGACTCCACTCGACCACGAGGGACAGTGTTGTTATTGATTGTCCCGGTCATGTCGGTACGCTTCTCAGCTTCGTCGCACCGCTCAACCTGCTCAACGATCTTGCTATACCAATAGGAGTCCTGAACGTTATCCAGAGCTTCTTCTAATCGTGCAATGTCACCGGCAGGCACTGAGGTGAGGTTATAACCTAAATGCCACCGTACCTTTGACTTAATGAAAGTATCAAGCTGCATTAATCAACACCGATGCATTATTGGTACAGCTTTCAGATGCACCAATAACACATTAACACGCGCCAATAATTACTCGACACGAACAAGGTTCTCACCGAAAATTTGCTCCCAATCGACACGCTTGATTGACTTGAGCTGCTCCAGTCTCTGGAAACGTTCGCCAGGGAGTGACAGCTGAAGATCCTTAATGTCGCGAGCAGTCTTCAATCCGACACCGGGAAGGGCATCCGCGATCTGTCGAGCAGATGCAAGATTCAGATTCACACGAGTGTCAATGGGAAAAGTTTCTTTCTTGGTCGGCTTAGCTGGCTTCACACCTTCTGCAGCCAGAGACTCTGTCAGACGCTCCTCATTGCGTTCCTGCTCCATGGTTGCATCGAGGTGCGGAGTCAGGTCATCTTCGTCAATATAGAGAACTTCTTCGTTGGCATCGAGACACATCAGAATGCCTTCCCCGTGCTGAGAAACAACCTCAACTAGACCTCCTGTGACACGGTTCTGGTAAAGCATGATTACAATCGATTACTGATATAGCATATCAAAATAAATTCTTGTAGACAATAAAAAAGCGGGCCGTGAAGACCCGCTGTATGAATATCAGAGTGAAATTATCACTCGTCGTTACCGCCCACTTGGGAGGCGAAGTCCAGG